GTTAGAGGAAGTCAACTATCTTTTGTATTGTAGAAATCCGCATTGCGGAGAAAAAGTTCTCAAACTTATCGAACACTTTGCCAAGACTCTAAAGATTAAAGGTCTCGGGCCTAAGTCGATTGCTAAACTAGATATAATTTCTCTTGAGGAGTTGTACTCTTTAGACGCATTCGAAATGGCCAAAGCTCTAGGATCTGAAAGACTAGCGGCAAAGTTAGTAGATGAGTTGGAACGATCTAAAAGTGCACCGCTAAATGTACTTTTACCTGCTTTTAGTATCCCTCTTATCGGGAAGACTGCCTCGGAAAAACTCTCGAAAGTCTGCACAGATATTGATGAAATAGACTATGATATATGCCGTAAGGCCGGTCTTGGTGAGAAGTCTACAGCTAGCTTATTAGAGTGGTTAGAGATGGATTTTTATCAGCAGAGTATGTTACCTTTTAGCTTCAAGTTTGAGAACAATCAAACAACAAACATAACCCACGGCACGGTTTGTATTAGTGGTAAACTTACCAGTTACAAAACGAAAGCCGAGGCTCATAACAAACTGCAAGAGCTTGGTTATGCAGTCAAGACAAGCTTGACAAAGGATGTCACCATCCTAGTAAACGAAAGCGGAGTAGAATCTGCTAAAACTAAGAAGGCCAGAGATGCTGGCGTTCAAATCATAACTAACCTTTTAGATTTTATTGGAGAATAATAAAATGGCATTACCTAAGTGGACTGAAGAGCGTACTGCTCAACTAACTGATTTCATCGGTGGCGAAAGCCCCGTCTCTCAAGCAACCGTTGCGGAAGCAGCTGGTAACCTTGAAACCTCTACTCGTTCTATCTCAAGCAAATTGCGAAAGATGGGTCACGATGTAGAATTGGCTTCTGCCAATGCTTCACGTGCGTTTAGCGACTCACAAGAAGCAACTCTTTCTGCCTTTGTCTCTGACAACAGCGGCGATTACACTTATGCAGAGATTGCAGGTCATTTTGAAGATGGCGCTTTCTCACCTAAGTCAATCCAAGGAAAGATCCTGTCTATGGAACTAACTGGCCATGTCAAGCCTGCTCCTAAAGTAGAAGCTGTACGCACGTACTCTCCTGCTGAAGAAGTCACCTTTGTATCTATGGTACAAGACGGTGCTTTCGTAGAAGCAATCGCGGCTGAACTAGACCGTTCTGTAAACTCTGTACGTGGCAAGGCTCTTAGCCTACTTCGTTCTGGAGACATTGACGCAATTCCACGTCAAGAGACTACTAAGGGTTCTTCTAAAGAAGATCCATTGGCCGTCCTTAGCGACATTGGAAGCATGGGTGTTGAAGATATCGCAGAAGCGATTGGCAAAACTGCTCGTGGCGTTAAGACTATGCTAACTCGTCGTGGCCTTTCAGCCGCTGACTATGATGGCGCAGCTAAGAAAGAAAAAGCATCTGCTTAATCCTTTTTAGTTTATAAGAGTAGGCTCTTCGGGGTCTGCTCTCTTTTTTAGATTTGGAATCGGGAGAATTTCATTGAATATCGCTAGTGCTTTGATAAAGCAAGTGCTAACACTCGGAGACTTTCAGACTTGGAGTATTACGCATAAGCATTATCTGCCAGAGGAATATCATAGTCTTTATAAGGTTATTGATAAACACTCAGCCGATTTTCATAAGATGCCAACGATTGAAGATCTAAAGTTTGAGATTCGTGATTCAAGTACCCGTGAGAAACTGTTCGCAGTAGAAGCTGTTGAGGTCGATGCCGACCCTGATATGCTTCTCCAGTACTTGAAGAACGAATACACTCAAAAAGAAATTCTGGACTCACTTGAAGATTATGTTGAGCACTCTGTCGCGTTCGAGGATGCACAAGAGTCTGTTCAACACCTTCACCAGATCGTACTTGATATTGAGCAAAAAGTAGATTTGGAAGATCCACAAGAAAGTATGCAACGTATTTCCTTGTTTGAACCAGAAGAAGATTTAGCTAAGTACGTGCCCCTCGGTCTCAATGAGGAATACGACCACGAGATACAGTTCTCTCCCCGAGATCTAGTAATGGTTGGTGGTAAACGAGGAGCAGGTAAGTCAGTTATTTGTGCTAACATTGCCAATAGTGTTATCAAAACTGGTAAGTCGGCTATCTATTTCACTATAGAAATGGATAGCCGATCTATCCTTCAGCGATGCTGTGCCATAGCCACAGAAGTCCCTTTTTCACGTCTGCGTACTAAGAATCTTAGTGTAGGAGAGTGGGAGAAGGTTGCTTCGTGGTGGGCAGATCGTTTTGTTGCTGGGCAAGACCGCTTGAACGAGTACAAAGAACACCGTGATTTCGATAAGTTTCATAGTAAGCTACAAGTTGGTGAGCTCCTCCCGACTCAACAGCTTGATGTTGTCTATGATCCTTCTCTTACGTTATCTAAAATTCGTGCAGAGCTTGACAAAAAAGTTAAGCCAATGAATGTGGGTATTATCATAGTGGACTATATCAATCAAGTAAAGCGGTCGAGTCTCCCTTCTCGGGGAGGTCAGTACGACTGGACAGAACAAATCGAAGTAAGCAAGGCGTTGAAATCAATGGCACAAGAGTATGATTGTACGGTATTTACACCTTATCAAACAGACGCAAGTGGAGAAGCCCGTTTCGCTAAAGGTATTCTCGATGCGGCAGATGCAGCATATGCACTCGAAACGTGGGAGCACGAAGATGCGTGTATCACTTTGAACTGTGTAAAGATGCGATCAGCCTCTATGAAGTCATTCACCTCTACAGTAGACTGGGACACCCTTAAGATTGGCCCTGAGTCTGCACTCACTCCTAAAGAGAAAGAAGACTCTACGCACAAGACCGGCGAAGACATTCACGATCTTTAAAATATTTCTTGACTTTTTAACTTTATATGCGTATAATATACGGATACTTAAAAGGAGAGAAGCATTTGGCACTTACATTCGGTAGTTTACGACACACTAGCTCAGGTAGAAAGCGAAAGCCTTTGCCTAAAGCTAAGCGATACACGCCTGACTTTCAACCACTCGAAGAGACCGACGTATACCGTAGAGATACTAAAGAGTATAAATCTGCGGCCGAGTCTGGCTCAAATACTGTGTGCATTACCAGAGAAGTACTAGATTCAATATATACAATTGCACCTGCATATAACAAAGGGGCATACCAAGTAATTAGCAAAGAAAACATAAAGGATATAGGAAGATGATTAAGAATAGATATGGGGATAAATGGTGCTGGGAAAAGCAAGACGATAACAGCTACAAATTTATTATGACAGGAACTTCTATGGAGTACTGTCGTTCTGGTGGTAGAGAAGGCGTGTCTGGCATAGATGACCAAAACCTTGGCATGTTTGACCCCAGTGGAGGCCCTTACATTAGCCTAGGACAAATGATAGAAGGCAAAGAGATAGTCCGACTTAGGCGCACAGACGGATCATTTCATGCTGAAGTAGCATAATGACAGTAGAAGAGCTACTAACATCCAGAAATCTTTATTTTATGCCCAAAGGAGCAGACTGTTTAGTTACATGTCTCAACCCTGAGCATCCAGATAGAAACCCTAGTATGCGTATTGATCGCATTACGGGTATATTTGGTTGCTTTACCTGCGGCTATAAAGGAAACATTTTTACGCATTTCGGAGAAAAGGCAAACCACCTACAAGTAAGACGAGAACTATTCAAAAAGACTATTAGAGAAAAGAGGTCGGAAAGTATTGGTTTGTCTTTTCCTCGAAATCTTATGCCGTATACAGGCAACTGGCGTAGTATTAAACCAGAAACGTATAAAAGATTTGAAGCGTTCCAACATCATGACCCCGATTATATAGGACGAGTAGTATTTCCAGTACGAGATATATCAGGTCGCATAGTAGCATTTAACGGTCGTCATACTACAGGCGGCACGCCTAAGTATATGATCTCGCCTGCGGGTGCAAAGATGCCTTTATTCCCTATAGTAGAGCCGATACAAGGTTCTGTTATACTAGTAGAAGGTATATTTGATATGATTAACCTGCATGATAAAGGGTTGACCAATGCAGTATGTTGCTTTGGCACAAAGAATATAAATGAAGATAAGTTAAGAATGTTGTCGATACAAGGCGTAGAGTCTGTAGATATTTTCTTTGATGGAGATGACGCAGGACAGGCAGCAGCAGTAATAGTAAAAGAAATGGTAGAGCGAGTAGGCTTAACCTCAAGAAATATATGTCTCAAGGATACAGATCCAGGAGCATTGCCACTAAAATCAGTACAAACATTAAAGAGTAAAATATATGCCTAAAGTTGCATTAGTAGAAACTAAACCAAGTAGAACAAATTTCAAGAAAGAGTTTGATGATGAGTTTGAGTTTGATCAATATCAGCTCTGCTCTGACCCGAACCTTAAAAAAGTACTAAAACGAGATTGCGATATCGAGATTGATATTGACGCATATGACTGGATTATTCTAGTAGGTAGTGATGCGCTTAAGTTTTTTACTTCGGAAAACTCCGTAACAGAATACTCAGGTAAGAAAGTAGCCGAAAAGTTCTTACCTGTCATCAACCCTGCAATGCTTGCATTTAAGCCAGAGGCCCAGCGAACATGGGACGACTCTAAGCTGAGCATTGTAGAGTACATAACTGGTAATAAACAAGACACAGTAATCACAGAACACAATGCTTGGGGCATCGAAGATACCGCAGAGGCTAATGCTTTCTTACAAGCAGCTATCGACGCACCCCTTCCCTACGTTGCACTTGACTCCGAGACAACGGCTCTATGGCCTCGAAACGGGCATATCCTAGGGCTAAGTTTGTCTTATGAAGCAGACCGAGGCGCTTACATTAATACAGAGTGCCTTGACGAAGAGTCTGAGCGCCTCTTGCAAGAGCTGTTCGATAAAAAGATAGTAGTATTCCATAATGCTAAGTTTGATATAGCGTTCTTTGAGTACCACTTCAACTTTAAGTTCCCGAATTTCGAAGACACTATGTTGTTGCACTACCTTATTGATGAGAACCCAGGCACTCACGGACTTAAGCAGTTGTCTATGAAGTATACAATCTATGGAGACTATGAGAAGCCTATGTACGATTGGATTGATAAGTATAGAAAAGAGCATGGCATCCTCAAGGCAGACTTTAACTGGGGCTGTATTCCTTTTGATATTATGAAACTATATGCAGGCATGGATGCCGCCTGTACTTTCTTACTCTACGAGAAGTTTGTTAAAATTAAACAAAACAAACGTTTATGTAAGGTGTACGACAACATACTCATACCAGGATGTAGATTCTTGACAGATGTTCAAGACAATGGTGTACCCTTTGACAAAGATCGTCTAGCAAAGTCTCAAATGCTTATGCAAGAACAGATTGACGAAGCTATAGCAGAACTCTATAAGAATCCTGCTATTAGCAAATTTGAGGCAATTAATGGAAAACATTTTAATCCTAACAGTACTCTGCAGCTTCGCAGCTTATTGTTTGATTTCCTTGGGCTTAACCCTACTGGAAAAAAGACAGGTACAGGTGCAAACAGCACAGATGCGGAAGTTCTTGGAGAGCTGGCAAGCCAATCCGAAGTCCCTGCCCTCATTCTTGCCATCAGACAGAAATCCAAGATTAAAAATACTTATCTGGACAAAATCATACCGCAACTGGACAGAGATAGCCGGTTACGCACAGGATTTAATCTTCATAGCACAACTTCTGGCAGGCTTAGTTCTTCTGGCAAGCTTAATATGCAACAGCTTCCTAGAGATAATCCTATTGTAAAAGGCTGTATCAAAGCTGCCCCTGGCCATAAGATTGTTGCAATGGATTTAACTACAGCAGAAGTATATGTTGCGGCTATCTTAGCAAAAGACAAAGCATTGATTGAAGTGTTTAAGTCCGGAGGTAACTTTCACTCTGCTATCGCACACAAAGTATTTAGACTACCTTGTGACGTATCGGAAGTAGCATCTCTTTATAGTATGCAACGTCAGGCCGCTAAAGCCGTAACGTTTGGTATTATGTATGGAGCAGGTGCAAATAAGATTAGTGAACAAGTAACAAAAGACAGTGGTAAACCTTTTAGTAGAAAAGATGCACAAGAAGTCATTGATGACTACTTTGCAGAGTTTCACAAGTTGAAAGAGTGGATCGAGGACAATCAAAAATATATCCAACAAAACGGATTCATTTACAGCTTCTTCGGAAGAAAAAGGAGATTACCAAATGTCGCATCGACCGACAAAGGCATCCAGAGCCATAGCGTTAGGTCTGGTCTTAATTTTCTGGTGCAGTCTGCTGCTAGTGATATTAACTTACTAGGTGCTATAGACATGAATGCTTGGATTAAAGCGAACAGAAAGAAAGCGCGTATCTTTGCTTTAGTACACGATTCCATTCTAGCAGAAGTACCAGATGCAGAGGTTGATGAATATATGCTTCAGCTAGCAAAATTTGTACAACTAGATAGAGGCATATCTATCCCAGGCACTCCTGTAGGGTGTGACTTTGAGATTATCCACCAAGACTACTCAGGCGGTAAGTTCGAGAAAATGTATGGTGATAACGTATAGAGAAATACCTAAACTGACATTCCCAGTCTTTCTCTTAGAATCAGGGAACTGGGATATGTCAGACGGGTTATTATTTTTAGATGGGCTAATATTAGATGATAAAAATCAACAGGGCAATACATTAGGTGCTCGTAGAATGCAAACGCCTCATAAAAATTTAGAAAGATTGAGACGCATGATCACTCATCCTAATGGCCTGCTAAAACAGAATACAAAGTACTTCATAGATAATACAGGAAAACCGTTTATCTATGAGAAAACAAAGATGATGACACTAAAGTACATGAAGATTGATAAGATTGTACAGAAAGATGTAGCGTCTTTAATATATGTAAAAGGGCATAGA